GCGTCGGCAAAGTCCTGGTCGGTTTGCAGATCGGTATTGATGGAACGAATCACAGCCAGCGCGCGCGCCTTGAATTCCGGCAAATTGCTTGCCGTGACCGCGCCCGTCACTTGAATCATCAAAGCGGGCAGAGTTTCCGGCGCTTTGCCTTCCAGCGCGATGGTTTCAACAGGCGGCTTCCAGTTCTGCAAATCCCTTTCAAACTGCATCCAGCCGTCAAGGATGCTCTGCTGGAATGCCTGGTCAGGCTTGACCCATGCATTTATCATCTCGCCATCCCCGTTCCCGGTCGCCATGAACAGTGCCTTCTTCGCGCCGGAAACAAGAAGCTGCTGCTGGATTTGCGCGTCGACATCGGCTGGCAGTTCTTCCATAAATCTCATGTTCCAGGTCTTGTGTTCCCACACGATAGATTCGTCCATCGTCAGACCGTCGAAGCTGGCAGAGAGTTTTTCCCATTCATCCCATGTTCCAACAACAGGATAGAGTTCTTGCCCGATGTAATCTTCGTCTTCGGCAATCCTGCGGGCGGACTCTTCCAGCACATGCCCTTTGTCAAACCGCGCTTGCGTTGCGCTGTCTACTTCCGGCGTGATTCCGGTTGCGTATTCCTGCAACAGCGCAGCGCGGGTCTTGTAGGGACTGATTCCCAACATTGCCGCTGCATCCGATGCGTTGAAATGGGCGCGGCGGAAGGCAAGCCATTCGGGGCTGCCCTGGGTGAGTTCATGAGTTTTCATGATGTTTTCCTTCTCAAAATGGAATTGGATCGTCATCAAAGTCCACCGGCGCTTGTTGCTGCGGACGCGGACGCGAATCTGCCAGTGGCGGCGTTCTGTGCTGGCTTGCGCCAGACGCGGCGCGGTAGGCATCGGACTCCCCGGCTTCCTGCCCGGATTCTCCCCGCTTGCCCAACATGGTCATTTCCGTTGCTTCGATTTCCGTTGAGTAGCGATCCTGCCCGGTTTCCTTGTCCTGCCATTTGCGGGTCTTGATTTTCCCCTCGATATAGACTTGAGAACCCTTTTTCAGATATTGCCCGGCAATTTCGGCGAGCTTTCTGTAAAACACGATGCGGTGCCACTCCGTCCGTTCCTGCTTCTCGCCGGTGTTCTTGTCCTTCCATGATTCCGAGGTTGCAACCCGGATGTTGCAGACTGCGTTGCCGTCTGGCATGTAGCGGGTTTCCGGGTCTTTGCCCAAAAAACCCACAATGATTGCCTTATTCACGCTTGCCATTACGCTGCCTCCGCTGCTTCAAACTCGGCTACAAACGCCCGGTGTTCATCGCTCATCGGGGATTTTTGCGGGGGCGCTTCGGTAGCCGCGTCGGCAAACTCAAGCTCACCCAGGATTTTTTCACGCTGTTTGAACGTCAAAGTGGCTTTGGTGCAAATCCAGGCAATAATGCCTTCTGGCGTCTTTTTGCCCGCGATCACATATTCCTTCCACTTTGGGAGTTTCTCTGTAATGTCTTCATCCCGGCAGGGCGGCAAGGGTTCTGCTTTCTTCGGCTTGCTCTGGATGACTTCGCCCGTCGCGCCGTCAATGTACTCTTCCGGCGCAAACTCCTTGCCTTCCATTTCATCGGCGGTCGGCGCTGCTCCAATTTCCGGGAACGCCTTACGCAAGGCTTGCGCCTCCGCGCACTTGGCAAGTTGGGCATAGGGGCGCTTTGTCCACATGGCGTTGGGCGCGTTGGAAAGTCTGCCATTCTTATCCTTGCCTCTGGTCGCGTAGTTTTCGATCCAGCGTTCGGTTGCTGAAAACTCCGCCACATGCCCGGAAGAAAGAGAACGCTTGACCGTCACCTTGCACCATTGCGGGAAAGTGATAGACACGCCACCATCAAAGACCTTGGTTTCATCCGCGCCAAATTCCGGCTCGGAGATACCTGCATACTCGCCACTTCGCGCGGCCTGTACCCGGTAAGAACCAATCCCCGGCATGATTACGTCGCGTCCATTCATCGGGACGATGTGAACCGGCTTCTGCATCGGGTCAAGTCCAGCCGCCTTGCAGTAACCAATAACGAGCTTGATGCTCTCTGGGTTGGCTCCCGGATAAAGGGAACTCGATAGAACCTGCATCAATTCCGCTTCGGAAAGCGCCAGAGCCGGAATGCCGGTCTTGACCAGCGCCACAGATTGATTTGTTGTCATACTGTTTCTCCTTATTCAAATGGTGTTGTGCGCGGTCGCCCATGCGTTGCTGCGAGAAAAACCGCGCTTGCGCCAATGGCGATAGTCGCCAGCAAACTTGATGACGGCGCGGATGATGCGGTTCAAGCGTCTCATGACAGCGCCCTCACGATTACTTTCCCCTCCAGACCGATGCGGAAGCGGCCATCCCGCGCCGCATCTACCGCAGAGCGGAAAAGGCCGGTATAGGTAAAGTCAATCTGACCATCCACAATCCTTACCTCGAACGGGATGAGCGGCTCAACCGGCGCTGTTGTTGCGACATGGCGGTTCAGGATGCCCGCAATGAGCGGCTGGACGTGCGCGTTCATGATGGATTCCTTTTCTTCGGCTTCGGATTGCCTTTATTGATTGGCATACGCCCCGGACCTTTCTTGCATGGATGCCGATTTTTCATGGTGATTTCCTTTCGTGAATGGGTGCCGGGCGCATGAGACGCTTCCCGGCAAAGCGTTAAAGGAGCGTCCGTGAGGTGCGGACAGTAGCCATGCTCTACATTGGGCATAAACGGCGCGGGATGCCCATCGTCGGATTCGCCTAGACACTCTCCGCGCTTATGCCTTCGGCTCACAACGTTTTCTTTTCGAGGAGAAATCCTTTGTCCATGCGCCTTACAGGGCATGAAATGGGGTAAGCACAGCAGACTATGCTTAAATCAAAACCTTTCCGGCAGTACGGGCGAAGGCTTCAATTTCCCGTCGCGCCGCATCTAGTGCATCCCGTTGGTAGTCAGGGTGATAGAAAATCTCTGGCGCTATTCCGTTTTTCTTGAAGTGTCCAAGTTCCCCGTCCTTTACCGCCTTCATGAGTTCCTTTCGGACTTCACGCGGGATTGCGCCCCGGATGATTCTGTATTTTTCCGACCTGACCAACTCAACATTGCGCCACATCGTTACCTCCTTGAGAGTTCTTGCCGGTGCTGTTCCCGGCTGTCACACCTTTTCACGCGCTATTGGCTTGAGTGACAAATGCCGCAATTAGCAAAACGCGCTTTGCCGCAGCGGGTGAGTTCCTGCGAGTTCATGGCTTTAAACTTGTGCCAACCCCGAATTCATGCCGGTGCTGGAAACGCCCCCGGCTGGCGGATGAAAGACACAATCCAGCTTGTGTATTGTGGCAAGACCTTCCACAGATGCCACAAAACCTGAATCTCTGCCGGTCTTTCCCGGCTGTCTATCCGGTCTGCTTTTCATGACGGGAATACCGGACGCACCCGCCAAAAAAATAATTCTTGAGCGCCATACAAAGGCATCATGGATAACGTCGCAGGTACGATGCCCCTACGATGGCGCATGGCGCTCAAGAATCCCGCCTGTTTTCAAGCGGTTGCTGCTTTCCGGCTTGTCGCGTCCCCGTTCCTTCCGGGGCTGGCGTGTGGTCTGGTTCAACTGTCCGGGATTACCGGACAGTCCAGCCTTCGTCCCACATAATGAGCGTGGCGTTCTAGCCGTGTTGCCTCTGTGCTGCCTTGCTGCTCCCTCGGCTACTTGCCAGACCTAGGTCTAAGCGTTTTCGCCATCCGCGCCGGTGAGTCTCCCGGACTTGTCACGCTTCGCTGCGGCTCGCTCTCGTCGTTGCGTGGCGGGGTGGGTGTATGGGGAGTATTAAAACACGCTTGTGGTAGTTTGTCAAGTGTTTTGTGTTTGTTTCTGCTACAATCCACCCCAGACGCAAAAAAGCCCGCGCGGGGCGGGCTGGCGGTACGCTTTGTAAACAAGTTGTAAAGGAAGTAAAATGGCTCTGTCTGTTCTTTCCCAAAGATTCCCTATGAGTTCGTTAGCAAGTTTCCGCGTTACCTATGATGGCGAGGCGCTTGAGAGGCACACTATGGATGTGCGCGAGTTGGCTCCGGCGCTTCTGGCCTTGGGCGATCTCGTCGAATCCGCCAGCTTGGCACTGTACGGTGACAATGTTCAGGTAAAAGTCGAAGTCAAGGCTTCTTTCAAAACCGGTTCTTTCGGAATTGATTTTCTCCTGTCACAAGACTTTAGGGAACAGGTGCTTTCCTTCCTGAACTCGCCTGGAACCACAGCTTTCATCAATGCTGCTGAGTTGGTCGGTATTCTCTTTGGCAGCATGGTCGCTGGCAAAAAAGGCTTGACCAGTGTTCTCAAGTGGATCAAAAACCGCAAGATAAAAACAGTACAGATCAAGGAAGACAATGCAACAATCATCACAGTTGATGATGACGCGCTAGAAACAGATGCAAGAATCATCAAGCTCCTGCAAAACCGCAGTGTGCGTGAACACCTCGCCAGTACCCTGGTTCCTTTGCAGAAAGATGGCATTACAACCGTCGCGTTTGGCAATGATGATGGATGTTTCTATGAGATTATAGAAAAGGATGAGATACGATTCTTTGAATTGCCGCAGGAAGAAGACACATTGATAGTGGACGAGAAACAGCGCATGGCTTTTTCAATCATATCACTCACTTTCAAAGAAGATAATAAATGGCGCTTACATGATGGTAATGCGACAATTCATGCGCTGATTACGGATGCTGAATTTTTAAGCCGGGTTGACCAAAATCTGGAAACTTTCTCTAAGGGGGATGTGCTGGTCTGCCAGGTACATGTGCGTCAATGGCACGCGCCGGAAGGCGCAAAGACAGAATACACCGTGGAAAAAATCATCGAGCATAGGCAGGCAATGCGGCAAATCACATTACCATTCTCTGATGAAAACACTAATGGCGTAGAATAATAAAAAAACAATAAACCATTTAATACAGGTTCCCGCGTTCCCATGCCAGCTTAAACGCGCCCATGAGGACGCGCACAGCATCAAGCAGGTTGTAGCTCTTCCGC